GCAAAATTACAAGCCCCTTACAGGCGATTCTGAGTGGACTAAATTTACTTATTTAGCTCAATTTTGTGTGTATGAGGTATAACTTGGTTCATTTTGGGTTTACTTACTATATCTGCACAAAGGCCAAAATATTCAGAATCTGGAGAATACTCAGCACCAGTGACTCTGAGTTCATGGCAATTTTTCAATCTGGCCAATTCGTAGTTCAATCTGGCTGTCGATAATTGTTGCCGCATTATCTTTTCTTGAGTGGTTGCACTTTTGAGGCAAGCATTTTGAAAACGCTTATCAAGTGGTACAGATATTGTTGCAGCTATCCCAAAATTAAAAGAAGTGGCATCTTTGTTGCCGCTGTAGTTTTCTCTGTAGTAGAGAATCTCACCCGCATTTGTGTAGTTTCCATCTGAGTCTGTTGCCTCGTTGTAGACTGGCGTATGAAAAATGTAGTCTTGAGGACGCTTTATTGCAACGGAGGTTGTTGCGAATGGGCTGACCGATAGTGTAGCTCCAGAACATTGAATACCACCACCATAGCTGTTTTCTGTCATAGGCCCTGTCAAAACCTGTGTTGCGAAATTCGATACCGAAGAACTTGTATTTGACTGGGGATTGGCGATTGTTGAATTATTTGCGTAACTAGGCAGACAAGAAAAAAGGGTTATTAGTTGGAAAATATAATAGTAGTATCTGTTACCACCTCTGAGGTCACTTGCCTTGTTATATCTATCACGCTTTCTAATGAAGGCCCTTTGTAAAACTCTGAAAATTGAAAGCTTTGCGAGGTTTGCTGCCATTGAGGTTTTTGATCCATATTTAAGCCTGTCCATTCGTAGGTAGTTCCATTGATGGTTTCTGTCACTGTGGCATTTGGCATGGATATTGAATCACAGTTGCCGCATGA